TTCAAACTAAAACTAGAACGGCATTCTAATATCAATATATTTTGATATAGATTGAGATGATATCAGCGGGGGCTGACATTAATTAAATAAATGTTGTGTGCAATAAAATAAAAGAGGGGTAGCAGGGGGGAAGGGGGGTTGATTTTATAGTGCATTACAACTCAAAAAATTCTAGGAGAAAATAATGCTTTTAGAGATGCGAGCAGATTGATGTTGATATACGGGGGGAATTGTTTATATACAACAATATACGTCAGTATATAAACTTTTTTGTTATTTTTTGTAAATAAAGTATACCTTTTCTGAAAAGTGTGGTATAATATAAGTATAGAAAGAAAAACATATAAGCATTCTCTCTTAAGAGAATGCGTAATTATATAATTCTTCATAAATTAACTACGTTAATTCATTCACAATTATTAATTACATTGAATCTCTCTTAAAGAGATTCAATATATAACAAAAGCTCTTAAGGAGCTTTTGTGTAACATAAGGCTTTACAGCCTTATATTTTATTTCCCTTTACCCTGTTTATCTTGCATGATAAACATTCCTCCTTGAGGAGGATAAGAAGTACAGTTGCAAGATAAACAATAAACCCACCCACTCTCTTGCAGAGAGATGGGAGGTAATAAACAATTGCTGCATCCATGCAGCTTAGTGCCGTACATCCATGTACTCTAACAGTCTGCTGAGGTAATATGAAAGAGAAGAACAAGTTTAAAGGTGACTCAGCCAAATGGCTTACACAAGCACTCTTCTTGGAAGAGTGTCAAGCATTAGAGAAGCATGCTATGTACACCTTGCAACCATGGGATAAGCGTAAGGGTGGTATTTTTTACCCTAGCATACACAAGCTGTATGTAGAGATGGAAGATGTTGGTGAGTGGAACTTTGCTAACACATATTTTGATGGCTTCCAGCATTGGCTGCTGGTTAAGAGTAGACCATTCTTTAAAGAGTATTACGCTGCTATGGTGGAAGAGCTTAACGCTAAGCTACGTGGTAAGAGTCTTGATAAGATGTTAGCTCTTGTAGAGAGTGGTGAAGCACCACAGAGTGTTTTGAAATACCTTGCAGATAATGACTATATACCAAAAGATAAGAAGGGTAGACCAACAAAGGCAAGTATTAAGAAGGAAGCAAAACACCTAGCCTCTGTATCTAACATATTGCAAAGCGACCTGGATAGAATTAGTAAGTGAGTAAGGCACAAGAGCAGTTACAAGAGATTAGGAAGCTAGCAGAAGCAGACCTCCTCACCTTCGCTAAACTTGTACATCCAGAGAGGATGTACGGAGAAGTGCATGAGAAGGTGTTTAAATGGCTACAACGCTCTAAAACCCCTAATCAATTGTTGTTGCTCCCTAGAGCACACATGAAGAGTCATTGTATTGAAGTGTGGTGTTGCTGGTGGATTACGAAACATCCAGAGACATCCATTCTATACGTCTCTGCAACAACTACGTTGGCAGAGGCACAGCTATACGCTATTAAGAATACATTGACATCTCATACGTATATGCGCTATTGGCCAGACATGGTTAATGAAGAAGAAGGGAAGAGAGAGAAGTGGACTACTGGCGCTATTAGTGTTGATCATCCACAGCGTAGAGCTGAGGGTATTCGAGATTTTACAGTGATTGCAGCTGGTATTACAACAAACACCACAGGGTTGCATGCTGATGTAGTTGTGAGTGATGATGTTGTTGTCCCAGACAACGCATATACAGCAGATGGTAGAGCTAAGTGTGCAGCAGCTATGTCACAGATGGCTTCCATCTTGAACACTGGTGGTATTGTCAAGGCTTGTGGTACACGCTACCACCCTGCAGATCAATACGCTGTGTGGAAAGAACAAGAGATTAGTGTCTTCTCTGACACTGGAGAAGAGATTGACAAAGAACCCATATGGGATTTAATGGAAGAGGTGGTTGAGAGAGATGGTAGATTTATCTGGCCACGTACATCAAGATCTGATGGGAAGATGTTTGGTTTTAATAGACAAGAGCTTGCGCGCATCAGCGCTATGTATTCAGATAGGATACAGTTTTACGCTCAGTATTATAATGACCCCAACGACCCAGAGAGTCAGAGATTTGATATCTCCAGATTCCAATACTACGAGCAGCGTAAGCTAGCTCTATCGTATGGTAAGTGGTGGTATGGAGATGAGAAGTTAAATGTGTATGCAGGGATTGACTTTGCCTTCTCTCTGTCGAAGAAAGCTGACTATTCAGCTATTGTTGTTATTGGTGTTGATGGAGCCAATAATATTTATATACTGGATATAGATAGATTTAAGACAGATAAGATTAATGACTACTACGAAAGAATTGAGAGGATGCATCAGAAGTGGGAGTTTCGACGACTACGAGCTGAAGTGACAGTGGCTCAGGCTGTAATTGTACGTGACCTCAAGGATCGTTTCAAGCAGGCTGGTAGTGTTATAAGTGTAGATGAACATCGCCCCACGAGACACGAGGGGAGTAAGGAAGAGAGGATAGCTGCGGCCCTAGAGCCTCGCTACGAGAATCAACAGATTTGGCATTATAAGGGTGGGTATATTCCTGTGTTAGAAGAAGAATTGATTATGGCAAGACCAGCGCATGACGACATTAAAGATTGTCTAGCAGCTGTTGTAGAGACAGCTAGAGCACCAAAGAGTAGAATGTCAGCTACAACACAAAACACTAATGTTGTATTCTCTAGCAGATTTGGAGGGATAGCACACTAATGGCCACTAAATTAGCTAATGATCAAATAAGAGAAAACGAGGCAGTTACTCTGGCCGCTGCTGTGGCAGACACATCTCTGTTGGCCGGAGATACAGTTGTTATAAGTGATAGAGCTTACGGAGTATTTGATGTTGTGTTAAGCAGCAGCGTCACAGATAACACTTATAATATTGTTCAGTGTACAGGGGTTGCTAATCTTGCATTGGTTCTTAGGGCTGAGGCACATAGCTTTGCAGCTGCATGCGGAGTTACATTCGATGGCAGTACTGACGACGGTGATGCATTGCAACACGTGTTTGATAATTCTGATATTTTAGATAATTCATCAGATGGGCTATCAGAGTTACAGCTACCAACAGGCACATGTATTGTTAATGCCCCTATAACCATCCCTTCTCTAACGTTTAAGCTTACCGCGCCAGGGATGGGGAGAACTCAGATAAAAGCGGGGGCGAGTTTCCCTACTACGGGCCATAGAGGAGTGATAGAGATACCTGCTGATGGTCAGTTTATAGAGATAGACGGACTAAATATAGACTGTGCCAGTAGAGCACAGTACGGCATATTAACACCCATCACAGGTGCACCTAGCGATGATAGAAAGCATGTGGTGATAAAAAACACACAAGTGGTTAAGGCCACAGAGGTGTGCTTTGCCATAGCGTCATGGATGTTAACAATGGAGCAGTGCCGAGGCGGTGGCAACAATACATCAACGGTTATATTCGATATAGGCAAGATTACAATAGACGGAACAACTTCAAGTCGTGAGGGTACAACTACATCATTAACAAACTGCTACGCGCTACAGCCGCAAGATTACGGATTTCGGTTTACGTCAATTGCCGGTCTGGTTTTAAATGCATGCTCAGCTGATAATTTAGAACATGCAAATAAGCCCTATGCTTATAGATTTGAAAACTGCACAGCAACTATGACTGGCTGCGAGTGCGAGTCTGTTGCGCGATATATTGAAAGTGTAGGTTCAGATACGGCACAGCATATTACAGCTAATACCTGTAGATTTACTGGCGGCGGTAAGGTTGCAAGCACAGCCCAATTAATACAGTTGAGCGGAGGCAGTCTAAATTTCCGCAATACTTTCATTGATGACTCGTCTGTTGGCGGTAATGTTACGTACGCCGTTAGCGCTGGCGCTGGTGGCAGAAGAGTAACATTTGATTCGTCTAGTTCTAATTTGAGTGCAAGCACTAACAGCCTAACAACTAATGATCAGTTAACTGAAGTTAGCCCAGTTACTAAAGCCCGCGTAACAATGAGCGGAACAGATCAAACTGGAGTAGCCACAGCGACAGAAACCCAGGTTGAATTTGATGTAGAAGATTATGATATAGGCAGTAACTTTGACACTACGGCTGCCGCATGGGATTTTACAGTTCCTGGTAACGGCTTCTACAGAATCTCTGGGCAACTAACATTTGTAGATATCGCTAACAACGCATTTGTACAAGCAAGAATTAAGACAGGTTCGACAATACTATGTAAGCCATACGCACAGGCTAGCAACGGCGGCACCGAAATGACTACTGTGCAATTTGATTACACTGGTCATTTTAGCAAGGCTGAGGTGATCACTGTTCATGGTTATCATACACACGGCTCTAACAGGGATATAGAGGGTGATAAGGATGCCACTTATTTGCACATAGAGAAGGTTATGTAAGGTTCTTTAGTTTGTTCTTGTAGAGGTAACAACTATACAAGGTCAGGAAGAGGGTGTTAATTTCATAACCACTGAGAACATAATATAAATAACAGGAGGAAATATTGTTTCATGATCACTGATAGCGTGCTAGAACTAACAGACATCCTCTCTCGCAAGGGATTGATGGATAGGATAGCCCAAGAGTGGGAAGATATGAAAGGGCAGCGTAGCGGCAGAGAGGAGCAGTGGCGTGAGTTGCGCAACTACATCTTTGCTACAGATACACGCTCTACGTCTAACCAAACACTTCCTTGGAAGAACAGTACAACAATCCCTAAGCTGTGCCAGCTTAGAGACAACCTGCATGCCAATTACATGGCAGCTCTATTCCCCAATGATAATTGGGTGAAATGGGAAGCATACACACAAGACGCTGACCAGCTTGAGAAGAAAGAAGCTATACAGGCTTACATGTCTAACAAGGTGAGAGAAGGTGGGTTTAGAGAGGTAATTAGTGACTTGCTGTACGATTACATCGACAGCGGTACGCCTATTGCTGATGTTAAGTGGGTGAATGAGCAGAAAGAAGATGAAGAGACTGGAGAGATTATCTCTGGTTATGTTGGCCCAAAGGCTGTACGCATCTCCTACTTAGATTGTTTATTTGATGCCACAGCTGTATCTTTTGATAATAGCTGGAAAATCACTAGAAGCATTAAACGCTTTGGTGAGTTTGAATTAGAAGCTAAGCACAACCCAAGTAAGTGGATAGACGACAGCGTAGCGTATGCGCGCAACACGCGTAATCAATTATCAGCCTTTACCAAGGATGACTTTGAGAAGGCTAGTGCTTATGCAATTGATGGCTTTGGCAGCTTGTTTGAATACTATGGCAGTGGCTTTGTAGAGCTGTTAGAGTTTGAAGGTACTATACACGACACAGAAACTGGCGAGTTGTTAGATGATTATGTTATAACAATCATTGACAGAAATAAGATTGTACGTAAAGAGAAGATGCCCGCGTGGAAGCGTGGCGGTCATAAGGTTATGCAGGGATGGAGATTACGTCCAGACAACCTGTACGCTATGGGGCCATTAGACAATCTGGTTGGTATGCAATACCGTCTAGATCATCTACAAAACCTAGCAGCTGACATGAAGGATCTGACAACAGCTCCTCCTCTCGTATTCAAAGGAGAGTTGCAGGAAGCAGCTGAATGGGGGCCATTCGCTGAGTTTCACATGGAACCAGATGGTGATATACGCCCATTGTTCACTGGTGTTAATCTACAGGCTGTAGAGAATGAAATAGCTTTCATTATGAATATGATGGAAGAGATGGCTGGTGCTCCTAAGCAGGCTATGGGGATTAGAACACCAGGAGAGAAGACAGCGCACGAAGTGCAAACTCTAGAGAATGCTGCTGGTAGAATATTCCAAGAGAAGGTGACACAGTTTGAGATTGGTATTGTAGAGCCTCTGCTTAATAACATGCTAGAGACATCTGTACGTAACATGAACGGTACAGACATCATTCGTGTTATGGATGATGACTTAGGTGTTGCAGAGTTTATTCAAATCACCAAAGAAGATATTACAGCAGCAGGTAAGCTACGCCCTATAGGGGCTAGACATTTTGCTGCACAAGCACAGCTTGTACAGAATCTAACAGGGTTGGCTAACTCCCCTATATGGCAGAAGATTGAACCGCACGTAGGCGATAAGAAGCTTGCTAAGTTGTTTGAAGAGACATTACAATTAGCTAGGTTTGAGCTAGTTAGTGACAATGCTGGTATTATGGATAAGATTGAGAGTCAACGACTTATGAACCAAGGACAGGAGGACTTAGCTGTAGAGCAAGCCACTCCTATAGAGGGAGAGGATATTGAAAATCAAGCCCCGATGGTTTAAAGGTTTAGAGAGGAATAGCCCAGCAGCGAAAGCGCTGAAGGCCAACTACTTGGATAGCATACTAATGCGAGAGCGTTTAGTAGCTATGTTAGAGGAGGACATAGACGCAAGCCTTGTCCGTATGAGAGATGCAGCAAAGGGGGTGATCCCAAACCTGTCAGAGTATTACGCAGACGAGCTTGCAAAACAGTCTGCTTTAGATGAAGTAATTAAACTTATTAAAGAGAAATGATATGAGCGATAGTAACCCTATTGATCCAACTGTAACTAATCCGCTGGAGCCTACAAGCCCAGCAGCTGCTGTAGAGCCAGCAGTAAATCCAGCTCAGCCCGTAGATCCTAACTCCTTGTTTGCAGACCAGCTAGCAGGAATTAAGACTAATGACGGACGACAAAAGTATGCTGATGTAACAACTGCGTTAGCATCTGTTCCTCATGCACAGTCTCACATTGAAGCGCAAGCTGCAGAGATTGCTACATTGAAAGAACAGATTGCACAACAGCAGGGTATGGATGCCGTGTTAGAGCAACTTAAGTCACAACAAGCTTCGCCAGAAACACCCTCTGTACAAGGCCTTGATGAGACTCAGCTAGCAGATGTGGTAAACGCACAGCTAGCACAAAGGGAACAAGCTGCGTTGGCACAAGCCAACCAAGCTAGAGTATTAAACTCCTTAGCAGATAAGTTTGGAGACAAAGCAGAAGCTCGCTTCACAGAGCAAGCAGATGCGTTAGGTGTCAGTGTAGGGTTTTTGAGTGATCTAGCTCGTAAAGCTCCCGAGGCAGTATTAGCATACTTCCCTGGAACATCGACACCAGATACCAATCCTACGCAAGGGAGTATTAACACACAAGTCTTAGACTCCACTCCTCCGCCAGCGGATGAATCACACCTACGGTGGCTAAAGCCACAACTTAGTGATCAACTGCAGAAATGGCGAGCAGTGGCAAAATCTTAATAGAGGAAAGTAATAATGTCACAAAGTACAGGGAATACCCAAGCGTTTGTCGAAGCATCACAATACAGTGACTTCATTTTACGCAATTTGCATGACGGGCTTTTGCCTACGTCATTCTATCGAAACGTGTCAGATTTTGGTGAGGGTACTACCCTTAACATCAAAACAATCGGCTCTGCAACAATCCAAGAGATTACAGAGAACGAAGATCTGACGTACAATCCAATTGATACTGGTACTATCCAGCTACAAATCACTGATTATATCGGCGATGCTTGGTACATCACTGACGTTCTACGTCAAGATGCATCACAGCTAGAAGCTCTCCACGCAGCGCGTGGTCAAGAAGCTGTACGAGCTATTCAAGAAACTTTTGAATCTCGCTTCTTACAGACTCTTGCTAATGGCCAGGACGCATCAGATCGTAACCTAATAAACGGCTTTAGTCACCGCTTCCGAGCATCAGGTACTAACCAAACACTAGCAGAGACAGACTTGATTGATATGGCTTTGGCTTTTGATAAAGCTAACGTACCAATGAACGGTCGTATCCTGCTTGTCGACCCTGTATCAGCAGCAGCATTTAGTAAGCGAGCACAGCTCACTTCTAATCTAGATGCAGCATCTCCAACCACACAAGCTCTAGTGAAAGATGGCTTTGCCAAAGAGCACAAGTTTGTAGTGAGTATTTATGGTTGGGATATCTGGACATCTAATCGTCTACCTTCTGTAGATGCTGAAACCCTAACTTTGTTTGATGGCACTTCTAGTGCAGCTACATCAGGCACTGCAAACATCTTTATGTGTATTGCAGACGACAACTGTAAGCCCGGCATGTTGGCTTGGAGACAGCCTCCTAAAGTGGAAACAGGCCGTGATCGCTCTAAGAAGCGTGATGAGTTTGATAACACAGCTCGGTGGGGTGATGGTGTTCAGCGTGTTGACACGTTGGGCGTATGTGTAACCTCAGCAACAGCTACGGCTTAATAGGAGAATAATCATGGGTTATGAAAATAGTGCATTCCCGCACGTTACGGGATCAGCTAAAAACTACTACGGTGTTCGAGACTCAGAGGCTGGTGTAGCTTCTGGTGGAGAGATGCACGGTCAAGGTGGTGCAGAGCGTGATGTAGTTGTTTACATCACTGGAGATGATTTTGGTGGAGGTACTAGCTTTAATACAGAGCTTATTATCCCAGCAGGAGCTATCGTTGAATCTGCTACGTTTGAAGTGAGTGAGGCCTTTACTGTAGGCAACGCTGACAACGTGTTCAATATCGGTACTGACGGATCAGAGCTTACCAATGGTGTAGCCATTGCAAACCCTGATGTAGCGTCTACCACACAAGACACATCAGGTGCTGGTACTTGGGCTGCTGCCCTAGCTGCTAACACAGCTGTGGGTGTAAGTGTTACTGGTACTACCGCAGGCGTAACAGCTGGGTCTGGTCGAGCTAAAGTAGTTATTAGTTATACTAAGATCTAAAGGTACATAGCCCCTTCGGGGGCTATTTTTATTTAAAGGTATTACAGAGGAAAGGTAGATGGGCACAGCAATATTAGCAGCACTGAGGGCTATCTTTATTAAACTGGTTGCTACTATGGCAAGCAAGAGCTTACTAGAATGGTTGATGTTCTGGGCAGCAGATTTAATAGTTAAGTCTACTAAGACAACACACGACGATGTGTTTTTTGATAAACTCAAGAAAGCCTATAAAGAAGAAGAAAAGTAGGAACACGGGCTACAACAAACACTACAATTAATTTTAGAACATATACAAATTAGAAAGACCGCAGAAATTAAAACGCTATTTTTTAAAGGAAACTCTTATGGCACTTGTTTTATCAACAAACTTAAGAAATGACATCGCTGACGCGATTACAGCTAAACTTGATGCAGGTGCAGCTGGAGCAACTATTGAAATTTATACAGCACCTCGCCCAGCATCGCCTGACGTGGCTGCTACAGGTACATTACTAGCCACCTTAAACATGTCGGCTACTTCTTTTGGTAATGCGGCTAATGGTGTTATTACAGCAGCTTCTATTACGGGAGATGCCTCGGCAGATGCCACAGGCACAGCTGCCTGGTTTAGAATATCAGACTCTGATGGCCTAGCTCATGTAGATGGAACGGTAGCCACCTCTGGAGCTGAATTAAATGTTAATACTGTCGCCTTCGTAACAGGGGCTAGCGTAGATATTACATCTGGTACAGCTACCGCGCCTAACGCTTAATAGGAGAAGTATATGGAACTTCTCGATAGAGTGAGGTACTCCGGTACTCAGATCACACCGACTACATATAATGTCACACTTGCCGAGGGGTATAACCCCATTCCAGCAGGTGTTACTGAAGTAATCGTTAAGATTTTAGACACTGGCGGACAGGAACTCACAGCAACCGCTTCTATAAGCGGGAGTACACTCACTGTTAATCAGATCTACTCCAGCTCTACTGTGGGCATTCCTGCCTTTTCTGGCACTCTAGACATTTACAGCACAGTGAGTGATGTAATGTTACGTAGAAAGTTCAAGGGTGTAGGGGCTATTTTATGTATAGGGCAATCTAATCATATAGGGTGGGATACAAGCAACACTCATGTTGATGTGGAAGCTGCTGTCTCTGCTATTACCCAGATGAAGTATAAACATACTTTACTTGGAGGCTCGTTAGATAGTACCTTCGAGGGTACGCATAGGATTGTTCAGCCTTTGTATTGGGCAAGAGCAAGCTCGGGGTACACCATTAATGGAGGAAACCTCTTTGGAGGTGCTCCTGTAGTCCACGCTGCTAATAATTTATACCAGTATGAGGGCTTCAATGCTATTCGTATTTTACCCGGAGCTGAGGATGGTAAGGGGATCTTTGGTAATTGGCGCAAAGGCGACACGCTTTATGAACGGATGCGTGAGATGGCTGCTAGCCACCTTAACGAGAACCCAGACAACTATTTGATTTGTGGTTGGTTAATTGGAGGGGAGCATGATCAGATGGGTGGTCGAACTTCTGCGGAGTTCCAAGGTGATCATGATCAAATGTGGAATGACCTAAAGGCCGATATCACAGCCGATACAGGGGTAGATGTAAGTGGTACTCCTTATATAGTTAACACTTTAAATGATGTTATGGTAGCGCAGGCAGGCGACCATGCGGGCATACAGGCGGTGATACGCGACACCCCTAACCGTATCGTAAACTCAGCGGTGATTGATATTGCAGGGGAGCCTGCTATTGATGCATATCATAATACAATAGGAACTTCTCATAAAATAGGTAATGAATTATTTGTCCCTGCTTTTCGTAGAGCGTTAGCTAATTACAATATAACGTCTGCTGTTACAGGTTCCTTCGCTGCTCCTCTTGATGATATCACCCTTGACATAATCGGGGATGTCGTTACACCTTCGCAGCCCGTAACGGGAACCCTTGGTATAGCTCTGGCACCAGTCGTCAGTAATCTAACAGGGGATGTAGTCGAGGCTGCTCCTTATCCGCTAACAGATGCCCTTAATGTAGATGTTCATCTAGTCAAAGGGGTAGGACAAACAATAGCGACGGGCATCAGCCTCTGGGAGGATCAGTCGGGGAATGCTAACGACTTTATCCAGACAACCCTCGTCGACCAGCCTACAGAAAATAACGGGGCAGCAGAATTTAGAGGTTCCCATGCGTTAGCGAATTCGGTGTATGCCTTCAATAATACTGCAGTTGGTTATACCATAATTTTGGATGTTACTAGTTATGCCGGTAATACAGGTTCTGTGTACTCAGATAATAATCTGTTTGCGAATTCTAATTACCTATTCCCGAACGCAACTACTTCTGATTTCCACATCAACGCAGCGCTTTCGTCACAATGGGCTGCAAATCTTGATATGACCGATGGTGTTAGACGTTATATTGCTATTGCTGTAGATTATGCCGGAACTAATACAGCTAGGCTGTACGAAGGGACAGGTACTACTGTCTCCTTACGAGACACTTCTGGTACGTTGAGCACTCCTTCAGGTTTCGCAGCTACTGGAATGAACTTAGGGACAGGTCTAGGTTATTATGGTACATGTGACATTCATAGTATGGTTGTTGCTACAGGTAATGTGCTGACTCTTAGTGAGATCAATGATGTTATCTCAGAGTTCCCAGCATAATGAGTGGCCTACTTGGACATGGCGTTCTCGGTGGTGGGGCATTAAATGCCCTGCCTGACACACAAACAGATGAGGAGCCTTCGGTGCCCACAGATCTAGCAAGCTATACAATACAATTAACAGACTGGACGCCTGGTGGGGATGGCAAAATCAGGGGGTTAGATAAAGACGGACTGCTTGGTGGTGGTGCGACTTATGGCTCAGAGGGTTGGAATGATGGCTCTAGCATCGGCACAGGAACTCAATACTACGCAGATCCGGCAGGCAGCTCAGGTAATACTGGCTTAACCCCTGGCTCGCCGTGGCCGTTAACTCACGCTATTGCACAACTGACTGCGGGAGATACCTTAAATTTAGCCGATGGCACATACACAGATCCGATCACACCTGCCACAGCAACTCAGTCAGGGACAGAGGGACAACCTATTACGGTTCGTGCTGCAAATTACGGCAATGTTTTTATTGTACCCACAGCTTCCGTACCTGCAATCGAGTTCTATTCGTCTTCCTCCTCAAAAGTTGGTGGCTGGACAGTGGACGGAGTGATTGGGCGCACAAACGGCGAAGTGTCGACGGTTTTTATTTGGAGTTATGACGATAGCCCTGTGGCAAATATGACGCATAACATTTGTATAAAAAGAGTTGGCGCATTTGGGTCTGCTGTTGGTACAAATACAACTGTAGTTGCAGGGTCGTTTATTGCTAACTGTTTGTTTGAAGATGTATTTTCATACGGCATTGGACGGAAAGCGTTTCAATTTTATGTTTGCGCTCAAATAACATCAAGACGGTTAGTTGGGAGGTTTGATTACTGGACCGGGGCCGCTTATAAACCGAACGATCCCCGCATTAATATGAGTTGTTACAATACTAAAAATAGCCTTTTTGAGAACTGTTTGTTGTTTGATTCAGGTACAGATAGTACAGGAGGAAACTCAACAAGGGCAGGCATGGTTGTCTCTGGCAATGAGACAGGTCCATCTAGCGTTACCGGCTCAACTGACAATCTTGTGGTGGGTGGGATTAATCTCAACAACGTGGGGGATGGCATTTACAACAATGGTGGTAGTGGCGGAGCCACTGAGCGTTGTGTTTTTAGGAATGTTGTTAGTTGGAATAATACGGGCAGCGGGATAAGTGTACTGAGTAACTCTGACTCTACCACACTTGAATACATAACATCTGGAAGAAATGGCTCCTCCGGTATGCGCCACGACCCTTATCCAAGCATTCCGATTGTCGACCAAGTTATGCGGTATAACTATTCTCTCGATAATACTCAACATGGTTACTATAACGACTCAAATCAGTTTGCGGAGATTCATGACAATACTGCAACGGGCAATGGAAATGGTGGTGAACTTGAAGCAGCTTATGCTCCTACGCTGACAACCATTGTGGAGCCAGTTATGGTTGTTGGAAAAGAACGGGGGGCAACAATTTTAAAACGAACTGTCAACGGTGTGACGACAACAGAGGATCTCTGGCCATGGCCCTATGAAGATATTATTAAGGCCAATATGCTCAACGTAACCGATTTAGCTACAGCTCAGAGAACGGCTGGAGGCGTGGGCGGAGAGCCGGGCTGGAAAACCGCAGACGATATCAGTACTACAAGTTTAACTGAGTATGTTTTAGGGCAGGGGGTGTAGGATGGCTACAGCAACAATAGATTTCCAAGGTGTAGCTGATGCAGTGGGGCTCGGTAGTGGGGCACTCACTGGCTGGACTCTACAGCGAGGTACAACAACATTTTACACAATTAATGAACAGTGCAGAATAGGCGCATCTGTTACAACAACAGTCTATTCATACGATACGATAACTCCAACAGGTGATTCATTTGTAGAAGCAGACATTTTATGCCCCGGCTCTAGTGCAGACAGTGTAGGTTTGGCGTTAAGCATCCAATCTGGCGGTGACTGTTTATTTACAGTCCAGAGTGGGGATGATCTAGTAGTCCGTAGACAAACGGGTGGATCGTCAGCAGTATTACATACGTACACATACGCACACACAGCTAGCAGGCGTTTAAAATTCCAAAGAGTGGGTGATTTGTATACGCTACTCGATGGTAGCGATAATACACTTGGCTCGTTTACGTATGCAGATTTAGCTGTAGGAAAAACAGGCGTAGCAGCATTTTACGCAACAAGCCACGACGACTACGGCTGGGATAATATAGAACTTGGAGATGCAGCAGCACCATCAGGTCTAACCCTAGACTCTTCACCTACAGATATCACACGCGGCTCTACTGGATCGTTTACGATTAGCAATCCAGCTACAGCCCCGACCACTGGTAACACTACACTTGTTAGTGCTGGAGATAGTCTTACAGTTGATAGTGTTACGGGTTCAGATCCGTACACAATTAACTTCACTTGCCCTAGCAACCTAAGCAAACAACATGATGCAACAGGCTATGCCTGGACGATTACAGTTGATGCAGAGAATGTCGTAAGTGGCAATGTGCCATTGCTAGAACCAGCAGGCTGGGATTATGTAGCTGTGGTTGATCCAGTGACCACAGA